TTCGATGTCTCTGTAATGTTTGGTCTGATAATCAAAGTCTTCAGATCCGTCATACTTGGCATTAAACTCATCAAACAAGCCAAAAAAAGCTTTTCTCAGTTCTGGGATAACACTTTCTTCCATATTTGATTTGAATGATCGGCCACGGAGCATAATTTTTATAGATAACTTGGTAGGTTTCTTTTTTCGATTCTCTACGAATTTTTTTACCTTTTCCCATACTTCTTCGTAATCTACTTGCAAGGTGTCATCCATCTTATCCTCTGAATTTAAGATGAACGTAAGTAATGTTGGGACAAATAAAAAGCCTGCTTTTTCTAGAAGCTTAGCCAGTTCATCATCCTCTTCTTTTTTTAGCTGTAAAGCGGCTTTGATTAACTCTTCATCACTCATTAGCCTTCACACTCCGGATCATACGCCGAATACTTGCTGCAACTTCACTTACTTCTCCTTCACCATATGCCTTAGCAACGTCCAAATCACCAAGATTAAACGCTGGTGATGATGATTGGCTATTAAGCGGATAATTGTACTCTTCACCATCAAAAGCTTCTAGCGGCTTGTTGAGGGCTTTTGAAAGGATATCCCTTAAATCATTAGGAGCGACTGCTTTTGCTTGGATAGCTGGTGTGAGAATAGCTTTCACATCCTCCATGTTTACAAGATTGGATGATTTCAGAAACACTTCTACATACTTGAATTCATATTCCCTAAAAAGCGAATTAATACGCCAATCGTAAGATTCTCGCATAGGCTGGAAAACTTGCTCTTCCGTCAGTTCTTTAGCAGTCTCAGCAGTAGCTCTTGTATAGTCGCTTGATCTTGCTACATAAACTGGGGGCAAACGGAATGCTCCAAGGACTGATTCAATGACGTTTTCATCATACTCAAGAAACAAAGCATCTTTTTGTAGGATGTCTGCTAGCTTCTCGATATTGATAGCTGGCTTGAATTTATCTTCGCCATATCCGATTCCTTCTTCAGCAGGGCTGACTTTTTCAGCCTCTAGCAGTAAAAACTTATGCTGATTTTCCTCCCCACCAATTGCATTCGCATATGCCTGTAACGTGGCTTCTGATTGTTCAGTCAGTTGCGCATTCTCTAGCGTGATGGCAAGTGGAATATGTCTCCCCTGCGTAAAATACCGATAGTTCAATTCGTCAGCTTTGCGATTTCCGAGTATTTTAATCAATGGTCCTACCCAACGAGGCTTGCCATAAGGATCTTGAAAATCTCCATTTTTAAGGTGAATGATTTCAGTAGCTGTGCCTTGTCCGTCAGAACCCACACTTCCATTTGTGTTAAGCGGCGTAGTATCCCCATAGGTTTTATACCACGTTCCAGATTCTTTAACAGAATCATCCATAGAATCACGAAACACAAAATAACGGACTTTAATTTCTGATCCGTCCGCATTTATCACTTTATTTAGTTTGGTAACAGTCATGTATTCAGGTTTGACAGAATCAATCCCTACAACATCACCTTTTAGATCACGAATAACCTCAATATAACCATTCCCACATTCTTCAACATGTCGGATGACTTCCTCAATCACTTCTTTCGGCGGACGTTCAAAGGATAATTCTTTGAGAAGGGTATCCAATTGATTCCATTCTGCCTTCATCTCTGCTGTTTCTTCGGTGTCGTCAACCTTGTAACGTATACCAAAACCAAATCCAGCCACGTTCGTTACGTATGCTTCAATTGATTGATTCAGAATGTCAGATATATCGGTGATTGATCGTAAAGTAGCAATATCATATGGTGGAGATAATTGAGTCAAATCTCTTCTTTGATCAAAACCACCTGCAGACTTAAACTTTAGAGTTCTTTTCTTCTCAATGCTCACGTTCTTTTTGATATATTCTTTAGGAACAGATCCAGACGATCCGCCACTAATAATTTTCGATGTCAAGAAACCACCTCCTAAAATGCTGTTTTTCTTTCTGTCCTTCTTGTTCTTGTTGGTTTATGGTCCATCCGTACTAATGCTTGGGACATGCTGTCGACATCATCATCATGGTCTGCGTTAGGGAACGCCGTAAGTTCATCAAGTATTTCATCTGTATATGACTTCCAAAGAGGATGTGGAAGATACACATTCCCTGCTTCCCACAAGGGCGCTACAGCTTGAGCTCTTACTTCTTTACCACCTTGCGGATTAATTGCAACGATGCCTTTTATTTTCTTTTGCAGCATCTCAATAACCGCCGATCCATTTGCCTTATCTTCAATCAGTTTGGCAATAGCATTTGGCCATTTAGCAGTCATAACTTGAATAGCTTTCATTGTGTCAACAATACCCATTCTCTCGTGATGACGATCTAGTAAGTAGTTATCCACACCTGATCGTCCCCAAACTTGTCCAGAAACGTAATCTGATGTGTCTTTATCTTTAAATGTACAGTCCCATGATTGCAATTGAATGTCGAAAGAACTAGGCAATATTGCAACGTCATCACCCAATCCAAGCTTAACTTTCATGTCTACTGTAGGTACATAAAATTTTGCCCATGACCTTTTGAAAATGTCGCCTCCCGCAGGTGTTGGTCTTTGTTGGTACAATGCAGCCCAACCACGAGAACCGGTTACAGCTTTAGTTTGCTCAGCCCACTCTTCATCTTTGCCAATTTCAGGTGCCAATGCTTGTCCTGGCTTTCTTCCTAAAAGATCATTTTCTTCAGCAATGGCAGGAATTTTTATTTCAATCCAAGGAAGCTTCTTTTCTTTAAGCAATCTACCCGCAAGGTCGTCTTCATGCCACCTAGTCATTATTACAATAACTGATCCATCAGCAGATAACCGAGAATAGAAGGTATCTTGCCATTCAGCGTAAATTTTATCTCTTATAGTTTTCGATTCCGCTTCTGCTCTGTTTTTGATCGGGTCATCTATTATGATTAAATTAGCACCACGACCTGTAGCACCACCAAGAATAGATGTGCTATATAGTTGACCTAAATGATCTTGTATCCCCCATTCTGAAACACTGGCAGTCTCCGAACTGATATTAAGATTAAATAATTCATCACTGTACAAACGGAATTTTTCTCGATTCTTTCTACCAAACTTTTTAAACAACTCTTCCGAATAAGAAACAACCATTGCTAACTTATCAGGATTTTTCATCAAATAATAAGCTGGAAATGTTTCTGTAATAAAAGTTGATTTACCATGTTGTGGTGGTAATTCAACAATAATAAATAGTCGTTCTCCCTCGGCAATTCGTTGTAAATAAGGAGCTACGTAATTTTGATGTGGCAATGGCCTGAACGTAGATCCGTGAGAATAATAAAAAAACTCACCGTAATCTCTCCTTGCAAGTTCCTTTTGTGCTTCTTTTCTTACTGTCTCAGAATCAAGTTGTGTCTTTGCCATGAGCTAGTCGCCTCAATTCCTCGGTGGTTAGCCCTGCATAAGGATTGGAAACTTTAACTTCTCCATCATGCTGCACAACTTGCTTGTCACGCCATTCATCAGGTTTTCTATTTTTCAACCAGAAAATTTGTGCAGTAGTATCAGGAATAACTTCCTTTGTTTTTTGCTTAACTAAAACTCTTTTTGTACGTGGAAAGTTCTCACGCGCTATATCGATGTCTTCATCAGTAGCTTCTGGATTAGATTGTTTGAAAAATATGAGATAGTTTTGAAGCGCATTAAAATATTCATCTTCATCCATCTCATAAACAGCGTATTCATCTTCTGTATACTCATAACCTAGGGCCCTTTTAAGCAGTGCATTTTCAACTTGCCTATCAATAACCTCTTTTCCCTTTTTTAGGGCGTCAGAAATGTCAGAATACTTCTTTTTCCAATCGTAAAGTGTTGGACGTTGGATACCAATATTTTCCGCAATTTGTTCATCGGTAAGACCATCTCTGGCCCATCCTTCAATTTTCAGAAGGCCTTCTTTAGTCAGCCATTCCAAGTATTTTCCTTTTGCCATGATCTCACCTCGCAATCTGTGTTTGTTTTGTAATTCTATGTATAAAAAAAGACCTCAGGTGAGGTCTAAGCGTTAAAAAAGAATATCGTCTCCATCTAATTCAGGATAGATTGAAACAACAATATCAGAAACCGCATCTTTGGGTATATGGTGCAATCTTCCATTTCCGTCTTCCATTAAATAGAATCCTTTTTCATCCTTAATAACTTGATTAAACGCAAAATACGCAGCCTCTTTGTTTTTATATCCCAAAGATTCAATTGATTTTATAACTTCATTGCCGTTATTTAGTATAACTTTTACTTCTAAAGTCTCCATTGTAGTTCCTCCTTATATACGATACCGTTATCATACCTTATATATTGAAGTTTTGCTACTTTACCAAGACAAAAAACAGCCCCGAAGGACTGCCTAGTAGGAAGTATCTAAGATCATGTGAGTAATCTACCAGACAACTCCCAATCAGGAATGCAGGATTTGAACCTGCGGCCTCTACTGTCCAAGAGTAGCGCTCTGCCAAACTGAGCCAATTCCTGTTAAAAAGACGGCGTAGCGAATGAAGAGAGGAGTGAGCTCAACTCCGTTCTATAATAAATTTTGGTTTGCCGTCTTAGTTAAAAACAGGGCGCTAGGAATGAAAATTTGAAAGGAGGTCTGCCAACAGTCATAAAGGAGTGCGCCCTGATATTTACAATGATTGATAATATATTTTAATACATAAAACCGATGATAAACCGCATGTAATCCACATAAAAACCACGGCGATTCAGCAATATTCTACTAATTTACCTTTTCGATAGGCTTCTGCAAACTCTATCAACGCAGTAGCTTTGTAATCTTCGATGGTCCTTACAGCATATCCCATCTTATCTGCGATCCAAACATTAGTATAACGATCAACAGTACAAAATGAATAATACAGAACTTGGCGGCTGTCTAAACTCAATCTCATTAGTGCCAATACGATAGCGTCTCTTTCCGCCTCTGCGTCCATCATTTGAATAATTGCATCCTCTGACTTATTGCCGTTACTAGGTGTTTTCGGCATGTCAGTAATAATTGGAGAACGGACATCTATCTTTGAACGACCAGCAATCCGTTCCCAACGTCGATAATTTTTCAAAATGTTTCTTGCGTTCTGCCTAGTTCTTCGAAAATCTACTTCCCTTAATAGCAACATTGCTCAATCGCCCCTTTATTTGGTATAA